ACGCCGACAACCATTCGGCGAGGGTCAATGTCCAGTTCGTTAAACTTTTTCTCTATCAAACTTTCGAATTCTTCGTCCTCGAAAGCTTCTGGCGGAATGATTACTTCGCCCGGTCTCAGGTGCGCCAGCGCCGTATCTTCTCCGCGACCAGCTTGAGTTAGCTCAACAGCCATCTGCGCCATCGGCGCTTTAGAGCCAATCTCCGCTGCTTCTGCTAGGTGTAGGTATTGATCGCGTTCCGTCGAGTCTTCTGCCTGCGAAGCCTGCATCAACATCTCGTCGATTGCGGCTCTTATCTCAGCGTCTGGATCTGTCACAGCCTGAGCTTCAGCCTCCGCCTCCATCGCCTGCATCATCATCTCTTCTTGACTAACTTCGCCGCCTGCGGCTAAAGGTATTGCAAAATCGTTTTGAATTTTTTCTTCTCCATCTTGATAAAAAGGGTTTTTTCCTTTTTCAAGTCTTTCGCGAGCATGCCTTTTGGCTTTATTTATTATTGTTCTTTCAATTTCCGACTCCGATAACCTCCAACCTTCCCCTTCTTTCATGCCTCTCATGTACTCTATCTCTTGATCAGAAAGCGAAGGGATCATTGTGGGTATTTCAATTTTTTTTCCTTGCCAATTCATATCCGTAGAAAATTCAGTCATTGGATTGCCACTAGCATAATTTGTAACTGGCCCAAGAAAACCGCGAGCAGACTTTTTGCTGCCATCTGCTCTACGCATATTCATAGGCTCGCTAATCGGCTGGTCACCCATTAAGTTTTGAATTCTTTGTTCTAGCTCTGGACTCATGGTGTGCTCACCGTCAGGTTTCCAACCGCGCTCGTTACTTGAACGCCAGTTGGGTAAGTTTGATGCTCATACAAATTTCTGAGCTGGTTACCATCAAACGCTTGATGAATTGATTCTGTCGAATTAAATATTATCGCACCGGTCGCAAATTGTAACTCACCGATTTGCTCGTTGTTAAAATGCGGAGATATCGTAATATCCACCGCACCTAAGTTTATCTCAAGAATGCGAACAAGGCGATTATATGTGTCTTGAGTGACAAATTCCTTGAGTTCGAGCGGTAATCTCGTCTCTAGAAGCTTGCTCATCTTCGACCACTTTGTTGCAACTCGACACGGGTAGCGCCAAGCCGCCACTTGTAGCTTTTTTGATTCAAGTCGGATGCGTCATCGTCTGATTCAAACCGGAAAACTACCTGTCTGCCTCTTGTTCGCACGTTACTAAAAGTGCTGGTTGGCGTAACTTTGGTAGTTGAATCTGTCGTTAGCGCTTGACCCGGATAGTCTCTGCGCTTGACCACGATATTCATGCAAGGGTCGTTACTTACGCCTGCATCGCTAACAAACGCCATGTCGGGGATAATTTTTTTCATGAAGGCAAAGTTTTCGCCGGCAGAAATATCAATATCTGCCGACTCAACGTAAACATTGGTCATTGCGTCTAAATTATCGTTGTAACCCGTTTCATGGTTATACAGCAAGTTGTTGCTGCCAACCGTAGCGGAGGCGATTGGCAAATCTTCAATGCCCGCATCAAGCCACGAGTATCGGGTCAAAGAACCGTTCGCCCAAGCTTGCTCTTGATAGTTGTAAGTGACGTACCTGCTTATCTCGCCAGTGCCGTCTTCGAGGCTGGGGTAAAAGAACCACATCTCGTTGTAGCGGGAGTTCACGCTCATGAAGCATTTGAACGCCTGACCTAGATCGATGTCATTGAACACATATTCTTGAACCGTACAAGGCAAGCGTTGCACCGATCCGTTGTAGAAATTAAACCCGGTCTTGCTGGCAAAGAAAACGCCAGAGGGAGAGTTAACAGCGGACTTTGGCGAAAGTAATCCTGCGCCCTCATTAACCAAATTGACGGCAAAGGTTAACGGTGGCCCGATAAAGTTCATCGAATAAAGGGAAGTATCGGTCCAGATCAAAATTTCTTGACGAGACTTCAGGCCGCCAACAATAAATGAGCCGGACGAAAGCCTTACGTCACCCGCGCTGTTGGTTGCGGTAGGCTCGAATTCAAGCTCGTTTTCAGCATCGCTGAACGCCACTAACATCGGGTCAATAACGCCCGTTCTGGCCGTTCCTGCCGTGTTGATGGGATCAGCACCTAAAACAACTAAATGTCTGTCTGTTTCGCTGGTTATAACCTGTAGGCCAAGCGTTGGGACCAAGTTTGCGCCAGATCTGGTCGCTAAATTAACCGCTCTTACTGATACGCCGTTGTTTTCAATCCACTCGTAAATACCAGCCCCACGAGGGTTCATGATCAAGTTCTCGCCGAAGTTATCATGCGTCCAGAGGCGTAACTGGTTTACAGCGCTAATCGCAGAGGCTGATCCAAAACCTCCGGCACCCCAAGTGCCGACACCCCAACCAGAGCTGCTGACGTATGTGTCGAGACCAACATTAATTTGGTAAGTGCCGACAACGCTTGCTCCGCCGTTACCGCTGTCAGAAGAGTTTGCCACCAACGTGTCGCCTGCCGTATCTTTCGCAACAATCTCATATGTATTCACTCCTGTGACGAGTGATATTTGATATTCTTGGTTAAGCGCGGACGCAACAATCAACCCGCCCAATGAGGCGGCACCGGAGAATGTCACAAAGTCATTGTTGACAGCCCCATGATCTGCATCAGTGACAGTGATCGTGGAAGAACCGTTGGTCGCACCGAAAGTCACATCTCCAGCGCTAGTGGTTAATCTGATGGGGGTTACGTCAAAGTAGCTGTCGCCTTCTTCAACGTAGTACTTCCACGTTGAACCAACGCCGAGAAACCGGGTTCCGGCTAGAGAGATCCACGAGTGCAATGCTCGACCAATACCGAGATAGTATTGTGACCCGAGTTGCAGCCATCCACCTATTTTTTCAACACGGCTTTTTCTGAATCGAATCAGATTACCATCGACCCATCCGCCTTTAGCGCTGTAGTCTGTCGCCTCTTTGTTGATTCCCGGCTGAAAGTCTAACTGTTGCAAGGGCATAAGGCGCTACGCCAATCGGATGATTGCGCCAGTGGCGGTTGGTGCCGGAAAGACCACGGTAAAATCGCCAGCGGTGCTGGTTTTGTCGCCGCCAAAATCAATCGCAGCTACAGCCTTATCGCCTTGGGTGTCGTTATATATCAAACAACCTCTCGCAGTGACGGTTGCTGTACTGAAGGTGAGGTCGTTGAAGTCGCAAACCGCCGTAGTACCCGTGGCGAAAGGCGTTACGTTTGTTAACGCAGAGCCGCCAGCCGTGTAATTTGTGCCAGAAGCCTGACCGGTGGTGACGTAAACCGTAGTCCCCGCCCCCAGAGTCGCGCTAGAGGTGTAAAGCGCCAACTTGAACGAGTTAGCGCCGTTCGTGAAGTTGTGCGTTCCAACGAGTAGTTGCTGTTTAAAACTTGTGCAAATTGCAGAGGTGATGGCCATCTCAAAGCTCCTTGATAATGTTCGCCATTCTTTCGTGACCCTGATCGCGCAACCTGTTTGAAATAGTGACGCGATCTGATCGTATTGAGTTTTTCATACCATGCAATATTACTTCATAAACGGTCTTTCTGAAAGCTTCAGCTTGCTGCCTGACATGAGGCGCTGCGTTCGCGCTAATTCCTACTATCTTGTTGGTAACCTGCTCGGCCCAGAATTCAGGATCATGACCCTTGTTCTGGGTAGTTGAAACCATGACATTGCCGAGCTGAAATCCTATATCGTCACTCATCATCCCTTGTAAGGCTCCGGCGCTTTTGGCATTTCAATCGTCTCAAGCCCATGTTTTTTCACCATCTCGCTCATCATTGATCGCTGAAAAACATGCCACTGGCCATCTTGCGGCATGGCAACCAACGGGTCATCAAGACGATGGTAGCCATACAATCGCTCGGTTACTCCGACATTGCTGTCTAATAACGAAGATCTTGGCGAAGCGCCAATGCCGATACCGTTCTCAAGACACTTGCTGATCCAAAACTCAACGCAAGCGCGGCCAGCTTCAGCAAAGTGAATGTTGTGCGCGTAGGAAAAATCTAGACCAAAAAGATCGATGTGACCGACTCGGTTCCAGTACGCAAAACCCATCGCGTAGGCTACTGTGGTGTTAAAATAGGCGCACTTGGCATCGGTCATAACTTCCGCTAACGGAAATTCAACCAAGGCTGGAACCCGGTCGTCAAGCTCGCATGTGTAAATTGGTTTGTCGAAATCAGGGAGCAGGCGGCGCATAACCTCTGTCTGGTTGCCTGCGTCTTCCGTATCCAGATACCGGCTTGCCGGATCCATCATAAAAACTCGGTCGCAAGCAAAGACCGAAAGGGCGCTATTGATCACCCAAACCTCGTCCCACTGTTTACTGTTTTCCATACCGATCACATAGTCTATTTGGCTTGCGCCTAAACCGATTAATGCAATCTTTTTTCCTTCAAGACTTTCAATCTTCTCCATCAACTCACCCCTGTCCGCAATAGATCGTAACGATATTCATCTCGCGTATCACGACCTTCGGACAGGTTTTTCATCCGACCGATTGCTGTCATGAAGCGCTGCTCCATGTTGGCGATCACATCGGGAGTTTCTTTCAAGAAGACAGCAGCTTCGGCCAACGTACCGTAAAGCAAAGCATCTGGATACTCAGTGCTCAACAAAGTGGTTCCGCTGTCTGCGCCAGAAGTAAGAGAAGCCGGTTCGTAAAGATAATGCAGCTCAACGCTGTAATCTGCATCAGGAACCGGCGATAACTCGAACGCTGCGTCATCAAAATTACTATAATACTTTGGCCGACCCCTGCTTGAAGAAGCAGGATCATACTGCTTCAAAAAAGACGGGTGCTTCAACAACAAGTAGTAGTACGTCCCGCTATCAAGAATAGCTAACGAAAACGGCGCATAAAAATCGCTTGGCGTTGCCAAAAACCGATTATTCTGCGAAGTCGTCGCGGTGACATTCTTGCGCTGCTCAGACAACTGAACCATCTTGAAGATGCGCGTCTCAGCCTCCTGAATGAACGTGTTCAAATTGTTGTTAAATGTCGTTTCATCGACCTGCAAATAGTCTCGAACGGCGGTTTTCAAAGTCGCTAAAGTAAAACTCACGATGTGGTTACCTCCACCGTTCCAACATTACAGGATATTGCAAATGTTTGCAATTGTGTGCCTAGAATTCCACTGCCTACATTGGTGTAGACGTTGAAAAAATTGTTGTCGCTTGTCTCGGCTGGACGAGGGTCTTTAAGTGCTTCAGGATCAATCGGTGTAGGCTTACGCATCAACTGAGGATGCTTTGGCGACCATTGATCAGGGCCGACCAAATAGCCGTCCCAAGTTTTTTTCATGTCTCGCAGGCGATAGCGAAAACCCGTGATGTCACAGATTCCCCAAGCTTTCTTGTTGGATGCAAAAGCCATGACTATGCGATATTGTAACTTCGAAGATCGGGTGCAACGCGAAAACTTGCTCGCTCCTCATCTTGGCTCATTGCCCGGGTAAACTCTTCCTCATACAATTGCTTGAGCAGTTGCACCTTCTCAGGCGCTTTCTTGAGCGCCAAGTAATAGCTCAATCCAGCCGTCAAGCATGGATAAAACCGGAAAGGCATTTGCAAAGAGTTCGCGCCGTTACCTGCGTCATCCATCCTAGTCAGTACGTTCACATAAACCGTGTATGTGCTGTCTTTGTCTGGTTGCGGCCAAACGGTTAGCGTGGGAGATAATTGCTTGTCCACAAAGAATTGGTTTGGCTTGCCGGTTGATGTTTTGGTCGCTAAGTGAGCGTATTCAGCTCGACTCATGCGGCTTAAAGGCACATCGGTGTTGGTGCCTTGAATCTCTTCTCTGACGAAAACATCAAGCACATCAATTGCTGCCGTTGAATCTGTCGGGTCCAAATTATAGGTAATCGTGTTAGTAACCATTGGGATTGCGTTTTGCTTAATAGTCCACTGATTCAACCCTCTATTTGCCCACTCAGCCAGCATTAGGTTGAGTGAGCGGGTCGCGGTCCGCAAATCATAACCAGTACGCAGCTCAAGTCCGCATCTTTCAAACGCTTCCTCGATGTATTCGGCAACATCTGGCTCGAAACTTTTAGTTCCGCTAACTGCCATTAGGTCTTCCCGGAGGTTTTTGCTTTGCCTCTACCGTAAAGGCCGCAGTTGCTTTTTGATGGCCCTCGCTTGCTTTTGCTTGCTAAGCCACCTTTTTTCATGCCCATAGCTCTTTTTGCCGCCGCCTTGCCTGCTGCGGTGTATGGAAATTTTTTTCCGTCAACGTTTGGCATTACCTTCTCCTCCCTCTAGGGATTGGAGGGCGATTTCTGCCCCTCTTGTTCATTTTCCTACTTCTTGAAACTGCGCTTTTAACGCGGTCGCTTTGTTCGTTCAAGCCAAGGGCATCAATGATGCTTGCGCCCATCCCTTCAAACCGTCTCGGTCCCATTTGCCTAGCATCAGGGTTTGGCCCCATTTCTGGCGGCCTTAATCTTCCTCCGCCGGGAAGTCTTGGCCCGCCTCTTGGGACGGGCAGCGTATTGCTGGAGGCTCTAGTGCCTCTTAATTGCTTGCGACCTCGATTGCCTCTGCCCGGAGATCTTGGAGGAACTCTCGGGGTGGGAATGTTTCTGTCGGGCCTTGGTTTTGTGGTGCCAGAAGTATCGTAAGAGGGATCATTTGGAACTCTTGGGACGGGAATATTTCTACCGGGACTTGGGATTTTGGGAAAGTCGCGAAAGTCGCGAAACTCTCCCGGCAGGACTCCCTTGGGCGAATCGTTGTCCTCGAGCCTTCCTCTCATGATCCGTCCAAGATCCGGCCTCGGGGCAAGTCCCATGCGTTTAGAGATTCGCCCGCCAACGCTTTTTTTTACCGCCCTGCCATATAAACCGCAGTTTCCATTTGAGCTTTTCATAAATCTACCCGCCTAAATTTTATACAATAATAGTTTAATCGACATTTGTTAAAATGAAAATAAAAACAAATCTTGCTTTATCTTCTTCCGAACAAGCCGCAATTTCCGTTGCCGGATTTTATGACACCACCCTTCGCTGCAAAAGTTTTTACCATCGTAGGTTTTCCGCCTACCGCTTGCTTTTTAGATCTTTTCCGAGAAACCGCGCTGGTTTTTTGGCTTTTAGTCATTTTGGCCGCTTTTGCGGCTGGTACGCACTTTGGGTAAGACCTTCCGCTTTTTTTTGACGCGCTTTTCCTTCCGCAAGGTTGGTGCTTACCGTTTTTCTTGGGAGCGCCTATGTCAACCCATTTTTCATCGAACCACTTTGTAAGACCGGTTTTAGCCACGAGGCACCCTAACCTTTTTCCGTCTAGATTCTTGAACTGCGCCGCACCCTCTTGGCTCAATATAAACCGAGCCGCCAAGTTTCATCTTTTTTGGCGTTTTATAGGTTCCGCCCATTTTTTTGTATTCTTTAACCATGTAAGCGTTCGCGTAAGCGCTCGGATATACGTCAAACTTCTTTCTAGCCTTTGCTTTTGCTTTCGCGTAAAGAGACGGGTTTGCTACGTTTTTTGGCGCTGAACTTTTCATTTTTATTAAAATGGGCCTCGCAGTCTAAACGGCTTTTTCAGAGCCGGTGGACCGCCGACTCTAGGGTTTAACCTTGCGAAATCGTTTAAATTTACCGTGGGGGAAGCGGCGTTTTTTTGAAAAAGCAAAGCATCACGCGAGTTTATGCGACCATCTTTGTTTATATCGTACTCCATGTTGCTCGGCATCAGTCCGACACTCATCTGCAAAATATCATTTGCCGTAACCCCGGGAGAAACAGGTGCTGGAGAAACAGGTGCTGGAGAAACAGGTGCTGGTTGCTGAGGAACAGCTTCAAAAGAACCGGCTATTCGGCCAGCCGCTTCGTCAAAAA